ACACACACGGAATCGGAAGCAGCTTTCAAATCGATAGTTGCTAAAGAACCGTCAGAAGATCCAAGGTACGCCAGCTGTTGATTTCGAGATTGATCATTAAGATCTATCTTTACTCTCTTCAGCTTTTGTCTGATAACTGATCCTATACCCCGTTGGATGAACATGTTCATCTCCGGTTCTATAGCGATGCAGCGGTCAGACTTGGCGTTCTTGGCCACAGTTGTAATGCGGTTTCCGCTTACGACGTGAAACCACTCCGAAGGATCGGAGTGAATTCCTGCTTCTAAAGCGTTAGCCCAGATAGGGCAACTCTTTATAACAGCAACCGCAAGAGGTAGCGCGTTTCGTGTGACATCAGGTTTACCCTGAAACTTGTAGTACGGATCACCCTCTCTTCTAGGAAGGCGCGTAGAAGCGCCAGAAGAGAAACCCATTCGCTCGAAAGCTACATCCCAAGAGAAGTCACCAAGAAGGTTCATGATTTTGAACCGAGCAGCCTCGAGAAGGCTGTCGGCAGAGTACCCTAATTCTGGGGTACTCCTCATGTACATTTCGGTAATTCTTTTGTTAGTAGCTTTGCACGCTCTTTCCGCTTCGGAGAACTTTTCCATGGCGACCGACTCTTTGTCGATCCCCAGGTTTAGTCCATCGAATTTGGAAAGTAATGAAGCAGCGAGGTAATCCTGTTTAAACCTATCAACACTTCGATAGGCGGACGGGTCTACCTCAAGATCGACAATTGCGCGGTGATCACCCTTACGGATGGCACTGCGTAATTTACGGCCTATTTTTGAATCAATAGGACGAACGATCTCCAGAGCTGTTTCAATAGTGCGACTAACTTCACTAGTAGTCTTAGACATACTAAAAGTCCTTTAAGGAAGCTTAAAGCGGTCCGTATATTAATATACGGGTTCGCGGTTCACGATAGCATCGAACGTAAGTGCGCCAGAAGACAGCAAGTCAACAAACTCTGTTAAAGCAGAAGTGACTTGTGCTGTGGTAGCACGATGGTTCGATACTGCGTCCAAGAAAAAGGACGTAGAGAAGTCGACAGAGTCGACGCCGTCTACCGTGACCAAGCTAGGGACCTTGAAAGTCAACCGAGTTTTGTAAAGTTCTGCCCCATTGCGGGGAGTCTTTACAGAGATGGTAATAGACGGGTCACCAATAGGCGCTCCAGTTCTCTCAGTAAAGACCGTACGGTCGTTACTTTGATCATGGGGCGTATATACGTGAGCCGTGGTTCCGTCGTTTGTGCTAATGCTCGCAATTGCTGGCATTATAGTACTCCTACATTTTTCAAAAAGCTAAAGAGAAAGACCGATAAGCGGCCGTAAGGACAGGCAAAGAGAATTCTTCACCGCCTCAACCCCTGAAACCCGTTTACTAGTAACGCTAATGCTGAAGTAGCATGAGACGTACTAATCGGATTCTTGACGTACAACGACGCCTCAGGAGGCGTCTGATAAACACTTCTGGCCATCGAGTTAACGTACTGAGAACTGTTAAGATTACAGTTCCCGTAACGTTGACCCGTGTCGGAACGGTCATAAGACCGCCCGACAGAACCATTAGTGTAAGACTCACTTTGTGAATAAGACGTTTTTGTGCCTGCCTTGAAGTCAAGACCCGCGCCAGCACCAAGTGCAGCAAGGGTCGTACCTATAGGCAAAGCCCAATCTATGACGAAAGACCATGGAACAAACTCCCATGCTATTTCGTCAAACCGGAGAACTCCGGAGTCCATCACTTTGTTTGTCCATTCAGACGACATCGAATAATCAAGACGCACTTTGACTCCTCGAAAACCACTGACATTTCTATTGACCCGAATTAACTGGTCAAAGATTACAGTGTCTCGATCGGAAAAGTTAGTCTTGATATTTCTAATTGCCGTAACATGAGACCCATCTTTGGATAAACCATTTTGGATATCAGTTATAGCACCCCCAATATCTAAGATAATTGGTTTGACTGCGTAGTTATACTGCAGCCAGCCCGAAGCACTAAGAGAAGCAACCTTTTTGGCTGCTCTCTTCGTGCCCGTCTTAGAATAACCAGAGGTTTTCAAGAATGAAGATACCCTACCTTTCTTTATGTCACGAAGTATGCTCACGCCCGAAAGGGCGAGATCACGAATCGTTTCAACAGAACGTTGAGCCTCCACAATTGCAACACCATACTGCACCTGTAATGTCCTGACTTTCGCCAGGCACTCCGTTTCTGCCCTATGTACCACATTGGTACCTAGAGCATAACCGGGCAGAGACAGGGGATCTGGATAGTTTCCTAACCAGAGACCGCAGGGTCCCACGAACGTGGTTTCAGACCAAGTTACATCATCTGAATCCACCTGGTCGTGAGTATTAAGAACCCCCGAGAGGGGGAACGTCTTAGTCACGGTACGGGAATAACCGTTCGGGGATCGCCAACCATTCACAAGAGGACTACCTACGCTGTTCGCCGGCTTTGAGTCAGTTACGATCAAAGATGGGCGATCAACGACATTGGTACTGGTTGAGTCATTATCGGGGTTATACTTATGTTTAACCGCAGTAATCACACAATCGGACTTAGTCAACTTGTTAAGATCGGGCATGGTGTTTCTCCATTAAGTTGGAGTCAGGAATGAACCCAACTCAAGGATGAGAT